CGACGAGCCGGGACAAAAGGCGGCTATGGAAGTTTCCGCCATCTTGACGCCGGGCAAAGCAAAGGTAGCTGTCCTCCCATTAAAAGACCCCAACGAAATGTTGGTTGCTAATCGAATTAAAGAGCTTGTCAACGCGGCATGGGAGGCACAGGAAAAGCGCCCTGATGGAATCGTAAATGGTTCCGATTTATGGGATGCAGTTTCTAAGCCGGTAGATGTGGGTATTCCGTATCCGTGGACCGACTTAAATAAACTTACTTTCGGATTAAGAACCCACGAACTGATAACTATCGCTGCTGGATCTGGAATCGGGAAGTCGGCGGTTAGTGCTGAACTGGCTTATCACTTGGCCATTACGCATCAAGAAAAGGTTGGATATGTCGCGCTTGAAGAAAGCGTAGGAAGATCCGCCACTAGGTTCATGTCGATTAATCTAGATAAGCCAATCCACCTCCCTGGGATTACAGCTACGGATAAAGAAAAGAGAAAAGCTTTTGATGAAACCCTAGGCAAAGGTAACATCTTTTTCTTTGACCACTTCGGTTCTTTAGAACCTGAAAACCTACTTTCGAAAATGCGATATCTCGTAAAGGGATGCGGATGTAAGTGGGTTGTGCTGGATCACCTTAGCATTGTTGTTAGCGGCCTTGACGTTGCTGACGGAGAACGTCGCGCCATTGACGAAATTATGACTATGCTTAGATCTTTCGTTCAGGAAACTGGATGCGGGATGATTCTAGTCAGTCACTTAAGACGGCCAGAAGGTCGTGGCCACGAAGAAGGTGCAAAGACAAGTTTAGCACAGCTACGCGGCTCCGCTGCCATCGGCCAGTTATCTGACATTGTTATCGGATTAGAACGAAATCAACAGGCATCAGATCCAACGGCTAGGAACACGACAGTTGTTCGCGTTCTTAAGAATCGCATAAGCGGTTTAACCGGAATCGGCGCGGCACTTCTTTATAGTTCAGAAACCGGAAGATTAACGGAAACTGAATATTTTGAAGAGGAATCTGATTCAGGTTCTGAGGATTTCTAATGAAAGACCTAGCGCGGCGCTGGGCTTCACGACTCGTATCAATAGCAAAATATAGAGCAAAGCGAAGGGGAATTAAATTTTCTCTTAAGCCGGAAGATATCGTTGAAAGTATCCGTGAGGGTCTTTGCGAAGCTACTGGGATTCCCTTCGTTTTTGAAGCTCGGCCAGGTGGGCATCCGTTTGCCCCCTCAATAGATAGAGTAAATCCAACTAAAGGATACGTTCGATCTAACGTTCAGGTAGTTCTCTATTCATATAATTCAGCAAAGGGGCGAAGCAGTCCTGAAGACATAATTCGTCTTGCAGATTGCTTACGCCTGAAAAAACATAAGTATCTGGAGGAGTAATGACAACTTTGATAGTGGACATCGAAACCGATGATCTGCTTCACAAGCTATCTCGTATTTGGCTTATTTGTATTAAAGATAAAGATACTGGCGAACTGATATCTTATGTTGATCGCCCCGGATATCCATCAATTTCTGAGGCCGCAGAGCGTATCAGAAAAGCTGATTTAATCATCGGTCATAACTTTTTAGGATTTGATATCCACGCCATCAATAGGTTTTATCCCGGGACCGTGGACAGAAAGAAAGTTATAGACACGCTGGCACTGGCGCGGCTGTTTGATCCAGAAGCAGACGATGGCCATAGTTTAGAAGTTTGGGGAAAGCGCCTGGGTAAACACAAAGGTGACTTTAAAGACTTCTCTAAGTTCTCAAAAGAGATGGATGAATACTGTCGCAATGACGTTGAAGTTTGCTCTCTCATTTATGATAAACTTAAACAAAATATAGATGCTTGGGATCAGCGTTGTATCCGCCTTGAATTGGATGTGTTCTATATTATTGGCCTTCAGATGATGAACGGATTTGGATTTGATGTTCCAAAGGCCCAATCTTTATTGGCCGACCTAATGCAAGAACAGGCCAATGTCGAAGTAGAATTACAGAAAGCCTTCCCTCCTTTCATTAAGAAGTGGGAAGAAACTATAATTCCTAAACGTGACAATAAGGCGCGGGGCTATAAAGCTGGCGTTCCTTTTGTAAAACAAAAAAGCGAAACGGTCGTATTCAATCCCGGCAGTCGTCAGATGATTGCTGATCGGCTTATTGAAAAATATGAGTGGAAACCAAAAGTTTTCACTCCGACAGGGCAACCCCAAATCGACGAATCTATTTTAAAGAATCTAGATTTTTCTGAAGCGGCGTTGTTGGCTAAATATCTTAAGCTAGACAAGATGATTGGGATGCTCGATGCTCCAATCAAGAAGGACGGTTCAGGCGGCGGCTGGCTGAAGCACGAACGTAACGGGCGCATTTACGGATACGTGAATAGCAACGGCGCAGTGACTGGCCGCATGACGCACTCAAAGCCTAATGTTGCACAGGCGGATAAAGATAAGAGGATGCGCTCTTTGTATATCCCCCGCCCCGGCTGGAAATTGGTCGGTTGCGATGCGGAAGGATTAGAGCTTCGAATGTTGGGCCATTACCTGGCTGCATGGGATAAGGGAGAATATGCCAAGGCGGTTGTCGAAGGTAAGAAGGATGATGAAACGGATGTACATTCAAAAACTCGTAAATCTGTTGGGCTGTGGCTTAGAGATTCCGCTAAGACATTAATTTATGCAATCATCTACGGCGCGGGAGATTCTAAAGTTGGATCTATCGTCGTTGAAGATTCTCAGAAAGCAGAAAAGAAAAGGCCGGAAGGAACATTCATCAGCTTAGGCAAAGGAATCAAGAAGAGAATCGAGCGCGGCATTAAAGGTTTTAAAAACCTGAAAGATGCTGTTTATAAGAAAGCTCAATCTGCCGGATTCTTAAAAGGTCTGGATGGAAGAAAAATCTACGTAAGATCCACGCACTCGGCACTCAATACTTTATTACAAGGTGGAGGCGCTTGTGTAATGAAAGTCGCACTTGTTCACTTCCATGAGAAGCACGAATCCGAGTGCGGAATTTATTTTAATTATTGCGCCAATGTTCACGACGAGGTTCAGCTAGAAAGCGTTGAAGATCGTGCCGAACACTATGGAAAATCATTCGCTGATTCTATTGTTGAAGCCGGAAAGATTTTAGAACTTCGCTGTCCGATGGCCGGTAAGTACGACATCGGCGATAATTGGTCTCAAACACACTAAAGGAAAATATGACATACGCACTAATGGATGGCGATATCATCGCCTTCCAAGCGTCTGCTTCTGCTCAAACAGAAGTAGATTGGGGAGATGGAGACACACAAATTATTTCCTCCGAAACCACTGCCGTTTCCAAAGCTATGGACATAGCCAAAAGATGGCTAAAATTGTCCCGCTGTGAAAAAGGAATTATTTGCTTGTCGGATCGTTCGATTCCGATGTCCTCTTTCCGATATCTATATCACCCTTTGTATAAAAGACATCGCACTGGAGTTAAGCCGGAGCAGTACAAAGCGGTAGTAGAAGCTTTGAAGTCCGAATACAAGACCATCACAATTCCGCGTTTGGAGGCTGACGATGTTATGGGTATATGGGCAACTAATGGAAAACTTAAAGGCGCTGTAGTTGTTACCACGGACAAAGATTTAAGAAATGTTCCCGCTAGAGTTTTGATCGTGGGGAAAATGGCGCGACCAGTTTTGATCTCGCCTTTCCAAGCACATTGCTCATGGATGATGCAGACTTTAGCTGGCGACACTTCGGATGGATACAAAGGCTGTCGAGGCGTTGGCCCGGCGAAAGCTGAAGCCGTTATCAAAGAATGTAACAGCACCCAAGAACTATGGGGCGCTGTAGTTAAAACGTTCCAATCCAAAAAACAAACTGAACAAGACGCTATCAAAGAAGCGGTAGCGTCACGAATATTGACACACGAAGATTATAATCAAGAAACAGGAGAAATCAGAATATGGCATCCACGCAACCCCACATGGGTGAACTTAAACTCCCTGCCGGAGCCCCAAAAGTAATTGCTTTATACGGCTTAAAAGGTACGGGAAAATCTGAGGTCGCTAAGTTCTTGACCAGTCAATACGGCTATAAAACCGTTAAGCTGGCCTATCCCCTGAAGCTTATGCTTAAGGTGTTATACGGTTACGCCGGGGTGGATTTTGATTCAGCCCAGAAATACCTGGAGGGCGAATGGAAAGAACGTGTCGTACCGCAGTTTGGAGTAACTGGACGCAGCATGATGCAGACTTTAGGAACCGAATGGGGCCGCGACTGCATTAATCAAGATATGTGGTTAAATATGGCTGTCAGTAAGATTAAAGCTTTGAATAATATCGGAATTCCTATTGTGGTGGACGATCTTCGATTCAAGAACGAAATGCTCCGGTTGATTTCCGATTGTGGGGCAAAAACGGTCAAAATCGTTAGAGATGGAGTAATCAAGTCAGATGCTCATATATCCGAAGGCGGTTTAGACACCCATCACTTTGAAGTTACAATAAATAATAGCTCTTCTTTGGAAGACTTAAGGAACGCAATTATCAATGAAGTCGTATCATAGTCTGATGCCCACTCAAGGAATCTCGAAATGAAACCCCTTTTAAACCAAGAGGAAAAGTTCCCATCGGATTCCAGAGAGCTGGTTGAAATGTTAGAAAAAGAATACCCTCCGCGCTGTAAGCGCCTAAAGGAGGACCCCGAAGAACACCAGCAATATGCAGGTAAAGTTAGCCTGATCCAATGGCTTCGGGACTGGATAAATAGAACAGACGGGAATGAAGATACAGATTGAGCCGTGTACGGTAGATCCCAAAGATTTCATCGAGTTTCTGTACGATAACTACTACCCGTATACATGGTTTAAAGATGAAATTGAGTTATGCAGCTTTCTCCGGGTCAAAACCGACGAAAAGACAATTGGATATGTTTGGTTCCACTACCTATGTCCAGAAATTATCGAATACCACATGTGCATTGTCCGTTCTTACCACGGGAGATGGCTTGGACCGAGAACGGTGCGGCATCTTATGGCTTACGGACATGCTTCAGGGGCGAGATTCGCTTTAGCCACTTCACATAGTCCTCGATTAAAGAAATTATTTGGCCGACTCAATATAGAGTTTAATGGCGACATAGCACTTATAGATTTACAGAAAGACTACAATGAGCTTTTTCAAAAAGCCAAAAATAGAACAGCCCCCTCCGGCCCCTCCGCCGCCAGCGCCTCCACCTCCGTCTGAAGACTTAACTAACGAAGAAGGTAAGGCACGTGCGGAAGCTGCCCGTAGAATTATTGATGAGCGCAAACGCACAGGTCGGCTGTCGCTTAGAAACGATCTAAACGCCAGCTCAGGCGGATCTGGCATATTCATACCTAGTTAATGAAGGGCGCAGCTAAGGCTCGGTACACTAATCTTGCGATTATTCGTGAGCCGTTTTTACAAAGAGCGCGGGATTGCGCTGAACTTACAATCCCATCTTTATTACCGCCCCCGGGAAAAACATCCACCCTACAACTTCCTGAATTGTACCAAAGTTTAGGAGCGAGATGTGTAAACCATATTTCATCTAAATTGATGATGGCTTTACTCCCCGCCGGTCAACGCCCGTTCAGATACTCCATACCTCCAGAACTTCTTATGAAGTCTGAGAATATGACAGTTCCTCCAGAAGTTGAACGTAACTTGGCGAAAGCTGAGGTAATCACCCAATCTGAAATTGATCGTCAAGGCTGGAGACAGCCAACTAACTTAGCTTTGCAGCTACTTGTAGTAACTGGAAATACTTTAGAATATATGACGCCGGACAATAAACTCCGCGTGTTTCGTCTCGATCAATATGTTGTCGTTCGGGACCCGGTTGGAAATGTTCTGGAACTCATTACGCAAGAAATAATGAATCCGGCGGCGCTTCCACAAGAACTTCAAGGTCTGGTCGATAAAAAGAAGCTGGAAGATTATACTTCTACAGTTGAACTTTACACCCACGTTAAGAAAAATCTTAAAGGCGGTTGGGATGTCTATCAGGAATTAGAAGGTAAAATTGTACCTAAGAGTAAGGGCGAATTCGAAATATCCCCTTACAATGCGTATAGATGGTCTATTGTTCCTGGCGAAGATTATGGCCGAGGAAAAGTAGAAGAACATATTGGCGATTTCAGATCTCTTGAAGGTTTGAATAAAGCCCTTGTTGACGGGTCTGCAATGGCATCCCGCAACATTATATTGATTCGCCCAAACGCAACAAGCAATTTAAAGAAAAAAATAGCTGAGGCAAATAACGGCGATACGGTTGTTGGCAATGTTGAAGATATCAACATGCTTCAATTCCAGAACACTACTGGAATGACTGTGGCCGCGCAGCACGAACAAATGGTTCGTGAGAATTTAGCTGCTGCTTTCTTACTTGGTTCTGGCGCAGTTAGAGATGCCGAGCGAGTTACCGCTACTGAAATTCGGCAATCCGCCGAAGAACTAGATGGAATGCTTGGTGGCGTGTATTCCATGCTGTCTCAAGACATGCAAAGGCCCCGCTTAGTTCGTTTGATTCTGCAAATGCAAACTCAGAATAAACTTCCGGCATGGCCGAAAGGAACTGTAGAGCCTGTTATCACCACCGGCTTAGAAGCCCTTGGTCGTGAACGCGATATCGTAAGAGTTAATACCGCCGCTAATTTAGTGGCGTCTTTGGGCCCAGAAGCTCAAGCCTATGTTAAATGGGCTTCGCTGTTGTCCAAAGCATTTACCGCTTTAGAACTTCAAGATTCCGTAAGATCGGACGAAGAAGTTGCAGCGATGCAGCAAGAACAAGCATTAGCCCAATCGGGCTTAGAATCTTTAGGAGCCGCCGCCGGTCAAGCCGCAGTGGCCCCACAATAATTAAGGAGAGAATTTGACTACACAGAATACGCCAGGAACTACTACGGCCCCCGCAAATAAGCCGGAACCTGGCACTCAAGAATATAAT